CGCCTACATAAATATCCATCATAAAGCTCCCGATAATTCCTTCATACGATCCAACCCCCTTCTGGCAAACTCACGGTCTTCCACGTCCGGCTGGCGACCATCAATGCAAATCCATCTCACCAGACCCTCAGTGATGTTGCCTTCGCCATCATGTTGAACCTTCCATTGGTTCATGATAAACCCTGCGCCCATCAAAGAAGCGCCGCTCTCGTTAGGCCGCGTGTAAGTGACGATGATCTTGTAACCCATCGCAAAGCAGGCCTGCTTGACCTTACCTATTAGATAGCTTGCGGCATGGGCGTCAGAATGTTTTGGGTTAACGCAAAGTCTGCGTAATTCGATATATCCATGAAATTTTGACCAAGCAGATGAGCATCGGTCAACTGTCGCAATCCCGATAAGTCCCAATGGGAAACCATACTGCTCGTGAAACCCCGAACCATACATCAGGCCTGCTTTATGAACCCCTATCGAAAACATATGGCGCTTGAGAGGCTTTGAATGTCGGTGAAAGTGCCGGACGAAGGCTTGCGCCTCGTCCAGCTTTAAGTGTGTGTGCAGCAGCTTGCTCATGCCGCTGCCTTTTCTGCGTCGATCTTTTTTTGATGTTCTTTGGCACGATTTGAAATGTGCGCTGGAACGTCAAACCCCAAATTATGCGCGTGTGAAGCTGCCATCCAATAAGCGCAGTCTGCCTTTTCATAAAAGCCAAGCTCGTCAAAAACGGCGGCGTCTTTCAGCCAAAAAGAGTAAATTTGGAAAATGTGGTTTTTATTTATTTTAGTCATTTTGGTCATTTTGGTCTCCCTTTTGATTACCTAATAACTCGACTATAAGCATTTATGCGCAATAGTAAAGCAATTATGAGCAAAAAAGACAAAAAACCTGACGGTGTGTTGCCACTGTGTTGCCACTAAGCATAGAGCCAAACACAGAAAACCCCTGCAAGATAAAAATCTTGAGGGGTTGTAAATCATTGAAATATGGGGGTTTTTGGTTGCGGGGGCAGGATTTGAACCTGCGACCTTCAGGTTATGAGCCTAAAAAAACTGGCGGAAAACCTAAAGCGAATCGCTGTGTTGCCAGTGTGTTGCCACAGCATTGATTAGGGGGGAGTGTGTTGCCACGAGTCTATTTTTTGGCGCGTTTCTCCATCACGCCCTCAAATGCGCCACCACCGAAATAAAAGGCCACGATTGCAAACATTATCTCGCCAATATAGAAGTCGCCCATGACGGCCTTGACGCTATCGATGTCGCCCTCGCCAATCAGGGTCATGCCCATAACGATCACGAACACCGACAAATATGTGCCACCAAACATCAATGCCAGGTATCTCTGCGCGACCTTAAATGGGGCGTAACTATTTAAGAGATCGACTTTGGCTTTGTTCTTGGCAGCGATGGCCTCTTCGTCAGAGGTGTGCATATCATCAATCAAGTCCATGCCTTTTTTGATGACATCACCTGAACCCAATATTTTGCCCAAAATTGCAATCATCAGTGTTTCTCCGAATTTAGCCACACGGCTAGTGAGCCTGTCATGCTGCCGCTAACAACAGAAATCATCGCGCTTTGCTGAGTTGATAAATCATCAAGAGAAATGCCCCACTCAATCACGCGGATGTAAACCAATGTCATCACAACCATCATAAAACGAGGCAGGATTTTCAAATCGAGCATTTTTTGTGCGATGCTCTCAATGGTCACTTCCACTCTCCTGTGCGCATCATTTGCGCGAGATGGTTGGCGCGGTGGCCAACCTGCGTTGCCCAACGCGAGTTAAGCATTTCGTTTGCTGCCAAGTTGAAGTCTCCGACCAAGAGAGCCGCTTGCATGTTCTGGAACTTGTCAAAATTGGGCTTGCCCAAATTGAACAGCATTGAAATGATCACGGCCTTCCTGGCTTCATCCATCTTTGCATAGAAGGGATATGTGACCGCCTCATCTTCACAGCGCTTCACATCATTTGCCAGTAGGTAGTCAATCTCGTCATCAGACAAACCGCCCTTCAGCTTCTCATCGATGAGCCGTCCGACACCAATAGTCCAATAACCTCTTGAGTCCTGATAAGCGTGTTTGACAACACCCTCATGTTCTTTGATCAGGTCGAGCAGTGCGCTCATTTAGAGTCTCCATTGTTTCATTGAATGAGGTACTTTCGATATTAAGATCGTGGAAGATCGCCGCAGATCGCGACATCGTTAGCTGGTTGATATTTTCGATTGGGACAAAATGACAACGCCTCTGTGGGATGCTGACGCAAGCAGCGAAGTCATAATCTGAAATGGTTGGGTGTCGCTTATCTGAGCCGATGCCAAAGTGCCATTGCAGCTTGCCGTCTTTGTATCGATGCCCATCAGGCGTGTGGAAGGTTGAGGCCTTGACCTGGCACCGATAAACCTTGTCGCCTTTAGTGACAACCATATCAAAACCAGCAGCAGGAGATATGGCTGTTTTCCAGCCATGAAGTTCACAAACGGCAGCGGCGATGTATTCACCGATCCGTCCTGTGGTTATCGCGCTCATGCTATTTTGGCAAAAACCCTGCTATCATTGCGACCTTTGCACCAATGGCACCAACAAGCCCCGCAAATCCAGCAACCAGCATCAGCGTTTTCCATCCCCCTTTTGCCTGTAAGGCCAACTCATGTAACTGTTTTAAGGTTTCTCTAGTCTCAGACATCTCGCGCTCTAAAGTGCGCAAGCGGCTGGACATTTCACCAAGTTCTCGTTCAACACTCATGCTTAATATCTCGCTGCATACGCGACCATCAAAACAATCAGTCCGACACCGATGGCAATCGCAAGGGCGATGAATAACGCCGTCTTGATCGCCTGCTCAATCTCGTGCTGTTTTCTAGCCGCTTCAATTTTCGCTTTGCGTTGCGCCTCTTTGGCCTCACGCAGTTTCTGATTATGAAGGTCAAGGATTTCTTGCCATGTGGACTTTTGGTCGGCGGGTTTAGGCCACCTCATGTTGATCATGGTGGCGACTTCTTGCATCTGCTCTTGAAGTCTCTTGGACTCAAGAACGGCATCGATGCTGGACTTTAGATGGATGTCCCCCACCCCTGCCTGCTTGTTCCGCTCCTCATTCAGCTTTTTTTGCGCTGAAAAAAGAGTGGATATCTGGTCGCTGATTTCTGAGACTGACTGAACATCATTTAGGCGTGCCTTTATAAAAGCCACAGCATTAGACGCCGCCGTCACAGCAGCAATGGCGGTGCTAATCGGTTCCATCAATGTCTCTTTTTTGGGGAGGTTAGTCGGCGTTTTTCTGGCCTAAATTGCCAGATTTTTCATTATTAAGCGTATGGGCTGTCGCCACAACATGAAGGCCATGCTGCCTTGAGTTCTGCAATAGTTGTTGCGCTATCGCCAGCAGTTGGCGCATCACGCAGTGCTTGCTTATCAGCCACAATCTGTGTTGTGTCTGCGCTTGTTTCCAGTGCCTTCATGTAGCTGGTGTCCAGCGCCTCAAGCAATGGGCGACGAGCCTCACGAATTTTGTCAGCAAAGATTTCTTTTGCCTTAGTCACGTCCTCAGAAATAACTGAGCCTGACAGTGACCAAGCACCACGAAAGTCTCTGTTTGCTGGAACGGTTGCAGTTGACGCATCAATCTGATTACCGTCTTTGTCCACGATGTATGTTGTAACAGCCATTAGTTTCTCCTATGCGGCTAGTTCATCAGATATACGCCACGCATTGCGCCACGTTCTAGTTTGCGGTAACTGTTCCTTGCGGCATATTACCATAGTCGGGCGGTTGCCCTCATCCCAATTCTGCCAGACGTGCTGTGGCACATCTTTTTGAATTAGGTATTCAATCGCTTCTTCTTCAGTCATTGCGCCAACAGGCTCTGTCTCGTGCAACAGGTAGCCGCGAGTGTGCTTCTTGAAGTCTGGCTGGGCTTCATCCTTTGCCAGTTCCCAGTAGACCCACACAGGTGGCAGGATACCGCCCTGTAGCGCACACGCCATCCAGTTCGGGTCTGGCACAAGTATCTTGGCGCACTCATCAATGCTGTCCTCGTACACCACACGGTAGTCTGTTTGCACAGGATCAAGATGCTCTTTAGCCCAGCACAGACGGTCAAACAGGTGGGTGCCTTTGAA